GATCTCTATAAAGAAATTCGTAATCCAAAACATTGGTCTGGCGGCCGTAGCCCATTTACTTACATGGGTATGCCGGCTGTATTGGAATTTGCTGAAGATCCCAAAGATTGGAAAACGCTCTGGCCAAAGTCAGATGTTCCATGGGACGGCGACGATGACATCCTCCCAGACAAAGACGGATTCTTCCCTAAGTGGGATGGGCAGACACTCTTCAAGCGTCGTAGCGAGGTTACTCCTAGCACGTGGGCTCTTGTCTACCAACAAGAAGACATCCAAGAAGATTCAACATTCCCCCCAGCCCTGGTTCAGGGATCAACAAACGGGATGCGAAGAGTCGGACCTTTAAAGCCTGGCGCTCTCGGTCATCCTAATCAAGTTGAGCCTTACACCATTCTTGGTGTGGACCCTGCGACTGCAGGTAAAGCAGCATTTGTTATGACTTCATATAACCGAGCAGATGGCAAGATCTATGTTCTTGACTGCTTGAATATGACTGAGCCTAACTATCAAAAGATCATTAACGCAATCAAAGAGTTTGTCGAGAAGTACCGACCTCAAGAAGTGCGTATTGAAATCAACGCATTCCAGAAAGCATTTGAATTAGATGACGACTTACGAAACTGGCTTGCTGGACGCGGCGTACGGTTTAGTGCAAACTTTACAGGCAAGAACAAGTGGGACTCTAACCTCGGAGTTGCCTCCATGTCTAGCCTCTTTGGAACTCTTCGAGACGACAAGCACCAGAAGAACAACCTGATCGAGATTCCAAGCAGTGAAGGCAGTGAAGGTATCAAGGCTCTAGTGCAGCAATTGCTGACGTGGAGACCTGACACCAAAGGTGCTACCGACTGCGTCATGGCTTTATGGTTCACGATCATTCGTGCACGTGAACTGATTCAAAAGAATACAAACGTCACTCCATATCTCAACAACCGCTGGGCTACTAGAGCACAGATGGAGTCGCGTTACTCAATTAATCTCGACGATGCTTTCGCGGAGCAGTGGACCGAGACTTACGGATAGGAATGACCATGGCAAACAAACCAGTTATCAAGATTAACTCAAACCCCAACCCTGCACCCGCTAAGGGAAGTTACAAATTAAGCACAGAGGCTGTTCGTGATAGAGCAGAACGCAATAGCGAAGTGCACGAACATTATGGCATAACTCCTAAAAAAGAAGTTGTTAAAGTAAACTCTAATCCAAAACCAGTGAGTGAAGAGTACAAGTTTAAGCAAAACGTTGCAGCATGGGAACGAGCACAAGGCAGTGTAACTTTTGATAAAACTCAAGGGAAAGCAATGCCATCTAAACAAACAATTAAAATTAATACCAACCCAGTGCCAACCCGCACATCAGGTCTTTCAGGTGTCTCAGGCAAACTTGGTGGACAACATGCTGGTGGACATGGCGCATCACTTGGTGGTATGTCAGGCATGGACCTAGGCGGCGGTGGAAGTTTCTCTAGAGAGAACATGTAATGGCGGGTAGTAGTAGCGGTTCCGCTTCACGCGGTGGTAAAGAACCTAAAAGCACTGGCGGTTTAGCACGTAGCATGTACAAGGCTATGGGTGGAGGAAGTGTTCCGCCTGCAACGCGTGCAGCCATTGAAAAGAAAATGAATCAAGGTCTTAAGCCAAACACTCAAGCACAACCTGCTGTGTCACCACAGTCACGTGCTGAGTCTCGTTTTGCACCACGCGCTCCTAAAGTGCGTACTACAACTGGTACAGCAAAACCTGCACCTAAGCCAAGCATTCCTGCACCAAGAGTGTCTCCTCACCCAGTTCAACAAGGTCCAGCAAAAGCACCTGTTAAGCCATTGCCAAGACCTAAAGAACCAAAGACTGATCTTGGTGTTAAGTTAAAAAACGCTGCAGAGAACATGAGCAATCGTTCTGACAGCACAATCCGTACCTCTGGTACAAGCGTTAAGCGCAGTCGTGGCGAATCCAATTGGAGAACATCTGGTCTTCAAGGTGAAGGCGGAGTACTTGGCGGTCAGCATGCTGGCGGTCACAGTGACGTTGCGCCTCGACGTGGTGGCGGATTAGGCGGCGGTCCCGAAAGTTTCGGTGGCGGCGGTGCTTTTAATAGAGAGAATATGTAAAGGATTCCTATGCTAAATATGCAGCAGATAGCCGCACGTGTTGCCACGTTGCGCTACCGCGCTACCTCTAGAGACATGCGTAATGGCGATGTCCAGATGGTACGTCAGGGCAAGATTAGTCAGGTCTACCCTAACTTCTTCCCTGATGGAATTGATCAGAACGTAGTAGCAAACTTCATTGACATTGTCGCACGCGACCTTGCTGAGATGATTGCACCACTACCTGCGATCAATTGCTCTGCTGTAAATCAAACTTCAGACCGCGCTCGTACATTTGCTGACAAGCGCACACGTATTGCTGCCAACTATTTCCGTCATTCGGAACTAGAAGTTAACATGTTTAACGGTGCAGACATGTACGTAACCTATGGTTTCCTCCCGTTCATTATTGAATTGGATGAAGAAGCAAAGTTGCCGCGCATCAGATTAGAAAATCCTGTGGGAGCCTATCCCGAGTTCGATCGCTATGGACGATGCACTGCCTTTGTTAAGCGTTACTCAATGACGCTAGGTGAACTGGTAGCCCAGTTCCCCGACTATGATCGTCAGATCCTTGGCCCTGATGGGTACAAGCAAGACATGAATGGCATGATCGAAATGATCCGCTATTATGACAAGGATCAAAGCGTTCTTTACTTGCCATCTCGCAACAACCTCTTGCTATCGCAAGCACCTAACCCAATTGGTAAGATGATGGTTGTTATTGCTAGACGTCCTGGTCCAGATGGTGAACTTCGTGGTCAGTTCGACGACGTGCTCGGTATTCAGTTACTACGTAACCGATTTGCTTTGCTTGCTATGGAAGCAGCAGAGAAGTCCGTTCAGGCACCAATCGTTCTACCTAACGACGTTCAAGAGTTGCAACTTGGTGGAGATGCGGTTATCCGTACTGCAAACCCACAAGGTGTACGTCGCGTTGAACTAACACTACCGCAAGGCGCATTCACTGAGCAGCAATTGCTCAATGAAGAACTGCGCACAGGATCTCGTTATCCTGAAGCGCGTAGCGGAAACATGAAGGCATCTATTGTTACTGGTGCCGGTGTCGAAGCACTTATGGGTGCATTCGATTCACAGATCAAATCAGCACAAGCAATCTTCACCACTGCCCTCCGTGATGTTATCTCTCTTTGCTTCGAAGCAGATGAGAAGATCTTTAACGTTGAGAAGACAATCCGTGGTGTAGACGCTGGTTCCCCTTATGCTCTTTCATATACTCCAAGCAAGGACATCAAGGGTGATTACTCTGCTGATGTTCGCTATGGAATGCTTGCTGGTCTTAACCCAGCACAAGGTCTTATCTTTATGTTGCAGGCTCTTGGTGGAAAGTTAATCTCCAAGGATCTTGCTATGCGTGAACTTCCATTTAACGTCAACGTTACTATGGAACAAGAAAAGATTGAAACAGAAGACTTGCGCTCGTCGCTACTTGGAGCAATCCAAGCATCAGCACAAGCAATTCCGCAGATGGTTGTTCAGGGACAGGACCCATCTAAACTTGTATCGCAGATTGCCGAAGTTATTAAGCAACGGCAAAAAGGAAGAACACTCGAGGACATCATTGAAGAAGTGTTCACACCCGAGAATCCTCCTGCTGGTGCAGCACAAACGGTTGAGTCGCCCGTCTCGCAGATTCCCGGCTCTCCAGCAGGAGGCACTCCTGAAGGAGCAGCCCCTGGTCCAATAGGACAAGGACAGCCTGAAGGCCCACCATTTCGTGGTCCAGGAGAAGTAACACAACGCCCAGAACTACAAAGCATTCTTTCCAGCCTTAATGCATCAGGCAAAGCAGGCGGAAGCGCTAGAACAGTAACTCGTCGAACAGTCGGATAGGAATCATCATGGCAACTCCTCGCAAAAAGTCAACAAGCAAGGTAGTAACTGTCAAAGAAGATTCATATTCAGAGTTAGAAGTTTATTGCATTTGGTTAAATGAATACTACAAAGCGTTACGTGCAGCAGGTTTTAACATGGAACTAGCGCTTGGTTTGGTAATTGATAAAGGTTCATACCCAGAATGGGTTAAGTACCGCACACCATCACTTGGTGAGATCGTTGACTTTATAGAAGATGAGGATGAGGACTAATGGCAAATCAAGTAGGCGGATACCGCCAGCCAAATAACCCTGCACCTGTCTCAGGTCCTGGTGCAATGTCACAACGCACCGATGGTGGAGCAACAGAAGGTATGTCTGCACCTATGCAAACGCAGGCTCCTAAGTACATGCCCGGTCTTGGGTATGGAAAAGGTGGAGAGAATATGGCCAACCAAGAGGCAGAGCCTCTAGCGGGTAACCCTGTTGCACCAATGACTCCTCCTGCAGTGCCTTTAAATGCCCCTACACAGCGTCCTGAAGAGCCTATTACTGCTGGCGTGGACTTTGGTCCTGGCCCAGGATCAGAGGCCGTACAGATTCCTAACATGGCTGTCTCTGCTTCACACACTATTCGTACTATTGCGCAAAATGACCCGACTGGACAGGCTGATCTACTCTACCGAGTATTACAAGACCGAGGTTTCTAGTGCCATTAAACCTTCCAACTCCCGGTCCTATCGGTGGTCTTGATCCCAACGTAGCGCTACATACACCAGCCCTTTACGCTGCTGCAGCAAGCATGAACTTGCAGACACCACAGAAGAACCAACTCAATCAGATTTCTTCAACCATTGGGTTGAACAAGCAATTGAGTGGTCTATCTACTGAGGCTGCACAAGCACAGTTCCATGCGCTAGATCCAAACGTGCAGACACAACTTAAGGCTTTGTATGGCGATGCTCCATACATGAAGGCACAACAGAAGAACATTGTTTACCGTACTATTGGTGACGTTACTGGTGCAGTACTAGGGCCATTCAAGTGGGCTTTCAAGACTGTAGTCAATGACTATAACCGTATCTTGCCTGTTAACGCACCGTATCTTTATGCGCGTGAAGTGCAACAAGGTGCCAATCCTTTTTCTTTTAGCACAATCCGTAACGCTTGGAACGGTAAGAACGTCTACGATATGGGTTCACTTGCTTCTCTTCGTAAGCAATACGGTGATACCGAT